TCCAGCAGACAAAAAATAATCAAAGACATTTATGGCAGTAACAGGTAAAGTAAAATGGTTCAACGGAACAAAAGGGTTTGGTTTCATTGAACGTGAAGATAAAGAGAAAGACGTGTTTGTCCATATATCAGCAGTTAAGGCCGCAGGTCTTAATCCGTTAAAAGAAGGTGAAAAAATCATCTTTGATGTTGATATAGCGGCAAAAGGACCTTGTGCAGTAAACCTGCAAAGACCAGACATCCTTCCACACGAATCTAACTAGATCCATTTAACAATAAATAGTTTTATGGAGCAAGATAAATCTATCAAAAAAGTAAATGAAGGACTAGGTGATGATCCATCTAGACATACTACCGCTTCTCCATTCTCACATCAGAAGTACCTAAATGACGTTACTAAATTAGTACACACAGGACACGTATCAAGCGATAAGCAAAAAAACAGTCCAATATCTGCAGGTGCTAGAGGATTGAGCAAAATACACGATTTTGCGTTTAATAGGCCCACTCAGATGATGAAGGGCAACCACGGTGTATGGCGTCAAAACGCACTAGAAGATATAAAAGTTATTTTGACACAGATAGACTCTATCACTAAAAAATAAATACTGCTATTATGAAAATTAGCGATAAAACAGCAATATCAATGCCTATGCGAAATCTGTTGTCTATTGTAGCGGCAGTGGCAGTAGGTGTATGGGCATACTTTGGTGTAATAGAAAGATTGAACATACTAGAAACAAAATCAGTTCTGATAGAAAAAGACATGACTGCGGAAGATGAAAGACTGCACGGCGAAGTTACAAAAAACACAAACTTTAGAATCAAATATCCTAGAGGTGAGTTAGGTCAAAGTTCACAGGACATAGAACAGTTTATGTTGATTGAGGATTTATACAAGTCTTTTGAAAGAATGCAGAAGCATATCGATGACATGGCAAACAACAAAATAAACATTGAATTTTTAACAAAGCAAATGGAAAAAGCACAAACAAATATTGAAAAATTAAAAGACGCTGACAGAGAAATTGTATACAAGAACGGTAATGGAGATTCACACTAATGATAGAAACAGTTGTAGCATTGTTGATGTTGGTCAACGGAGAGATAAAGGAACACAGGATTCAGGAGTCTATGGCCAAGTGCCTAAGAGGTAAACGTACTGCTGAACGTAATTACAACGAGAACGTCAAGTACCAGTGCATCAAAGCCAAAGCACAGACAGAAGTCTATATGGGCGAGAAGTCTATTAAAGCAATAATCCTAGACTAACTGGTAATTCAAAATTTCAATTGATTCTTTTTTGATTGTGTAGTATAATCTACACTTAATCAAGGAGAAACAAATGGCAGTAAGAAACTTCAATCCAGAAGAAAAACAAAAACTCATGCAGATAATAAAAGAAGGCTCTCAGGTGCTAGGTGAGATAGACGACCTACGTGGTGGTTTAAAAGATACCGTGAAAGCGATTGCTGAAGAAATGGAAATTAAACCAGCAATGATTAACAAGGCAATTACTATTGCACACAAAGACAATTATAGAAGTCTACAAGACGATGCTGACTTACTAGATTCAATCTTAGTTGCAGTTGGTAAGATTTAGTGTATCGACTCATTAAGGAATTTTGGGTAGAAAGTTATAAATCCGACACAACAGCATTTTGGTTTGAACTAGTATCAGTCGTTCTAACGATCGCAGGATCGTGTGTCTTGACTTTTACGTCACCTATGCCTATAATGAGTATAGTATTTCCGATATACTGGTTAGGATCAAGTACGTTGTTAGTAGCATCAATAAGAAGACGACAAATATGGTTATGCACTTTGACTAGTTGGTTTACTGTAATGAACACTATAGGATTATTTAAAGTATTTGTAATATGAGTTATATAGACGCCTTATACAAAAAAGACGAAGATAAAGTTTATGTAGTTGAACGTAATGAAAAAGGCGAAAGAGTCTTTGTAGATTACGATGCTAGGTATGTGTTTTATTATCCAGATGCTAGAGGTAAGCACAGAAGCATGACAGGTGAAGTATTACAAAAAATACAATGCAGTACTCAAAAAGAATTCATTAAAGAACAGAGAATAAGATCTAACAAAAAACTTTTCGAGAACGACATTAATCCTGTTTTTAGATGTTTAGAAGAAAATTATCTTGGAAAAGAATCTCCAAAATTAAATGTATGTTTCTTTGATATTGAAGTAGACTTTGATCCTGAACGTGGATATGCTTCAACCGATGATCCGTTTATGCCAATAACTGCAATAAGTTGTTACATGAGTTGGACAGATCAATTAGTCACTTTTGCTAAAATTCCAAAAGGAATGAACATGGCAACTGCATTGTTACAGACAGAAAGATTTGATAATACAATGCTGTTTGATAACGAAAAAGAGATGTTAGATGCATTCTTAACTTTAATCGAAGATGCTGATATTTTAAGTGGGTGGAATTCAGAAGGATACGATATTCCATACACAGTAGGTAGAATACAAAAAGTATTAAGTTCAGATGACACAAGACGTCTTTGTTTTTGGGGACAAAAACCAAAGAGAAGATTATTTGAAAAATATGGCAGAGAACAATTAAGTTTTGATCTTATCGGTCGAGTACATTTAGATTTGTTAGAACTTTACAGAAAATACACATATGAAGAAAGACACAGTTTTAGATTAGATGCAATCGGTGAACATGAATTGGGTGAAAAGAAAACTGTATATGAAGGATCTTTAGACAGATTGTACAACGAAGACTTTGGATTGTTTATAGAATACAACAGACAAGATACTGCACTACTGGCCAAACTTGAAAAAAAATTAAGGTTCATAGAACTAGCCAATGAGATTGCACACCAAAATACTGTGTTGCTACAAACTACAATGGGTGCAGTAGCAGTTACTGAACAAGCGATTGTTAACGAAGCACATAGACGTGGTATGCAAGTGCCGGGTAGAAAGTACAGAGACAAAGATGCAGAGCCGGTATCGGCGGCAGGTGCTCATGTGGCAACTCCGCAAAAAGGATTACAAGACTGGATAGGATCTGTTGACATTAATTCTCTGTATCCATCTGTTATTAGAGCATTGAACATGGGACCTGAAACTATTGTAGGACAAATACGTCCTGTGATAACATCTGCTGAAATAAACAGAGCAAAGGCTCAAAAGAAATCATTTGCAAGTGCTTGGGATGGACAATTTGGATGTTGGGAATATCAAGCAGTTATGAAGAAAGACAAAGCAACGGAAGTTGTGATTGACTGGGCAGATGAAACATCAGTAAAGATGTCAGCGGCACAACTGTATGAAATAATATTTGATGGAAACAATCAATGGATGTTATCTGCAAATGGTACTATATTCACATATGAGTTTGAAGGGATCATTCCAGGACTATTAAAACGTTGGTATGCTGAAAGACAAGAGATGCAACGTAAAAAAGCGGCTTGTGGTGACAACGAAATTGAAAGATCATACTGGGATAAAAGACAACTTGTTAAGAAAATTAATCTAAATAGTTTGTATGGTGCAATACTAAATCCTGGTTGTAGATTCTTTGACATTAGAATCGGACAATCAGTAACACTAACAGGTAGATGTATTACAAAGCATATGGGATCAAAGATTAATGAAATTGTAGCAGGCAAATATGACCACAGAGGCGAAGCAATAATATATGGTGATACTGATTCTGTATATTTTTCAGCCTATAAAACTTTGAAAAAAGATATTGATGCCGGTAATATAGAATGGACTAAGGAATCAGTAATTGCGTTGTATGATAAAATTGCAGAAGAAACAAATACTACATTTCCTGGATTTATGTCAAAAGCATTTCATTGTCCTAAATCTAGAGGAGAAGTTATTAAAGGTGGTAGAGAAGCAGTAGCATCAAAAGGTTTGTTTATTACAAAGAAAAGATATGCGGCATTGATATATGATCTCGAAGGAGATCGTTTAGATATTAATGGCAAAGAAGGAAAAGTAAAAGCAATGGGGTTAGATTTAAAGAGATCTGACACACCAATATTTGTTCAAGACTTTTTAAGTGACATCTTATACATGGTGCTAACAGGTAATAGCGAAGAAGAAGTACTTGAAGCAATTACAGAATTTAGACAAAAATTTAAACAAATGGCAGGGTGGGAAATTGGTTCACCAAAAAGAGCAAATAATATGACCAAATATACTGCCGCAGAAGAAAAACAAGGCAGAGCAAATATGCCAGGCCACGTAAGGGCAAGTATGAATTGGAATAGGTGTAGGGAAATATATGGAGATAAATTTAGTTTACCTATACTAGATGGTGCAAAGGTAATTGTGTGTAAGTTGAAAAACAATCCACTTGGTTATACATCGGTTGCATATCCCGTTGACGAATTAAGAATCCCTCGATGGTTCCAAGAACTTCCATTTGATAACGATGCTATGGAAGAAACTGTGCTTGATGGTAAATTAGATAACCTAATTGGAGTATTGAATTGGGATTTAAAATCTACTACACAATCTAGCACTTTTAATTCATTATTTGAATTTTAATGGTAAAATCAATTTTTAACTTTACAAACTATAAAAAGGAGTATACAATATAAACATTATGAAAGATATCTTACAAGACATAGTTAAACACACGCATGGACTAGGATTTTTAGATCTTGTCAAAATCTCCGGAGACGACAAAGAGACTGCAATCGACAGTATGGCAGAAGACAGATCAGTAATCTTGCAAGGAACCTTTAATAAGCCACAAGCAGAAATGTCTGGCACGTTTGGAATGCCTCAGTTGGGTAAATTAGATATCCACCTGAAGTGTCCGGAATATAAAGACAAAGCAAAAATAACTGTACTATCAGGCGAAAGAAATGGAGCCACAGTTCCGACAGGTATACACTTTGAGAATGAAAAGGGTGACTTTAAGAACGATTACAGATTTATGAATGCTGAAATTATCAACGAGAAACTTAAGACTGTTAAATTTAAGGGTGTTAAGTGGGACGTTGAAATTGAACCTACAGTGGCTAGTGTACAAAGATTCAACTTTCAATCAGTAGCAAACACAGAACACAATTCTTTTGTTGTTAGAACAGAGGAAGGAAACTTAATTTTCACTTTTGGTGATCAAGCATCACACGGTGGAGAATTTGTATTTGCTAACGAAGTAAGTGGAAGTCTTAATAAAGGTTGGAGTTGGCCAGTTGCACAGGTATTACAAATACTTAAACTGTCTGATTCAGCAAAAGTTATGTTGCATTTTTCAAATGAAGGTGCAATGATGATTACTGTAGACTCAGGATTAGGCAAGTATCAATACATAATCCCGGCACAGGCGCAATAATGACGGATAAAAGGCAAGAACATTTAGGAGAGTTAAGCAGAGACTTCGCAGTATTCTTGCCTGCTATCTCAAATTTTTATAATACATTTGTTTCAAAACAAAGAGTAACTGGTGGTACACATATTCCTGCAGAAAGAATTCCACAAGGATTTGATAGTGGAGTCGAAGGATTAAATTTTATTAATCCAGACGAAGGTATGTACACTTACCCAACTGCATTGTATTCGGCAGGACACGCCTGTTTAGATATGAACAAAGTTGCAGACAGGGATTCTATGGTTGTTAACAGAGATAGAAAATTTAGTACGATAGTAGGTGACTCAGGTGGATATCAATTAGGAAAAGGTGTAATCAAATTTGATTGGAAAGATTTTGAAGGTAACAAAGCAAACGCCGTTAGAAGTAACATACTTAACTGGTTAGAATTAACATCAGACTGGGCAATGACACTAGATGTTCCTAGTTGGGCGGCAGATGATCTTAATAGTCCAAAGACAGGACTAACAAGTTTTCAAGACTGTCTAGATGGAACAATATACAATAACAAGTTCTTTCAAAAAAATAGAATAGGACAAACAAAATTCTTAAATGTACTGCAAGGCGATGATTGGGAATCAGCACAAATATGGTATGATACTGTAAAAGATTTTGAATTTGAAGGCTGGGCAATGGGCGGTATTAATATGTGTGACATGGAAGTTATGCTTAAACGTCTGATTATAATGAGAGACGAGAAAAAATTAGATGGCAAGGATTGGATGCACGTACTTGGTACATCGCAATTAGATTGGGCCTGCTACTTAACACAAGTGCAAAGACAAGTTAGAAAGCATATCAACGAAAACTTTACAATTAGTTTTGATTCTGCCTCGGCATTCTTATCAACTGCAAACGGTTTAGTTTATACACAGAACACATTTACACCAAGCAGATTCTCTTTTATTATGGACAAAGCACCAGATGACAAAAGATTAAAAGGATCTAACATCAGTTTTCCTTTTGCTAGTGCAATTGGAGATAGATTAAAGATGAAAGATATTTGTTGGTACGGCGAAGGCGACCTAAATAAAAACAACAAAGAAGGAAAAACTAGTTGGGATAGTTTTTCATATGTATTAATGATGGCTCACAATGTATACAATCAAATTAGAGCAGTTCAAACTGCCAATGATTTAAACGACATAGAACGTTTAAAATACCAACCACAAGTTGGACATTGGAGAAAAACTAAAGGTTCTGATACAACTGACGAAATGAGTGAGTATGTTCCAAGGAATATATTGTATTTTAATACTTTAGTTGAAGAAGTATTCACTTCCGAAAAACCAATGGAAGTAATATCTAATGCTTCTAGTTTTCTAGCAGATATAAGAGGAACTAGATGGCAAAGAGCAACAGGCGGCGGAAAAGGTAAAAATAACTTTAGTTCATTATTTGAATAGGAGGAATATGTCGGGCAAAAGCAAAAAACTAAAAAAGTTAGAGGATCATCACGATTATCTAAATAGAAAGGTAACTGAACTTACTGAAGAAAGAAAAAGAGATAGAAGTGGTGAAAGCAAAACAATATTAATGCGTCTTAAAAAAACCAAACTGGCAATAAAAGACGAGATGGTAAAAATAAAAAATAAGTTAAAAACATTGACAGATAAAAAAAATATCTTATAATTGTACTATGATTCGAGATTATACAACAGGAATAAAAGAAGATGTAAAAGTGTTCTCTGGTAAAGAGGTAGAACACACTCCGGCATATGGGTTACAAACATTATTTCTGGCTCGAAATGATTTAACATACGATCAAATAAAAGAGTTATGTGTTAAAGCCGATGTAGAAGCAGTTTATTTTGGTGCTAACAGAAGTTTTCTAAATAACATAGCAAATCAACCTTTACAAATAAACAAATTACTCAATGATGGGTACTTTGTTACTATTGACTATCAATATGCTATACACAACGAAGTTAAAAAGAGATATAGTGCAGTTTGGCAACACGAAAAGTTTATACCGTTTTGTTCTGTAATATTTGAAAATAGTGAGGAAGATAAAAAACTTTGTTTTAAAATAGATGACATAGACTTTAACAAGACAAACACAGGTGTATGGACCATGAGCATGGAAGACTTTAAATCCAAAGCAGGTGTTACAACATGGGATGAATATAAACAAGACGAACCAATAGAGGATAGACAAATATGGCCGACGGTAGTATCAGCACAGAGCAATTAAGAGACGTTGCATTAGTAGAACAAGCCAAACAAGGCAGTAAAATGATATGGGTTACCTTTCGTAAAGAAGGTATCCACAAGTATCCAGCGGCACTTGATGATCCAAAACTAGCAACAGGCGATATGTATGACGTTAGTTTTTTAGGTTATCCTCACAGACACATATTCCACTTTAAGGTAGCAATAGAAGTATTCCACGATGACAGAGATATAGAATTTATACAATTTAAAAGATGGATGGAAAATATGTATGCAGATGGCACAATGAGTTTAGATTACAAATCTTGTGAAATGATGTCAGATGATTTATATGTAGCAATAACAAAAAAATATCCAGGCAGAAAAATAGAAATAGATGTTTCTGAAGATGGAGAAAACGGATCACACGCAGTTTATGAAAGAAGTTAGTATAAAAGAAAAAAGAGCAACAACAAGAATGGGTTACATACCTATAGGCGGAGGAGCCTTGAATGCCTCATATACATTTGTTGATGCTGTTGCAAATATCTGTACCACAGCAGGCAATCTAGGTATGAGATATGGAAAAGATTTCATTTGGGCATATCATGGATATGATGATGAAAGTGATGATTGTGTAACTCTCATGGTGAAAGAAGAAAAATACGAAACATTTTTACACCTTGCACTCAAGAATGAACACAAAATAAGACACACCAGCAAAGGCGATGTTAAATTAATAAAGGAGGCAAAGTAAATGGCAGGAATAGACCGACCAGAGATGGAGCAACACCAAACTCTATCACCTGTAGAGACTAAACCCATGGTAGAAGGTTTAGGATATGGTGAAAATATTACATTCAAGACAAGAGTACTAGACAGTGAAGGTAACGGAACATGGAAAGATGTGACATCAGATGATTATTTTAAAGATAAAAAAGTTGTTATATTTTCATTACCAGGTGCATTCACTCCAACTTGTTCTTCAACACACTTACCTGGGTATGAAGGTATGTACGACAAACTAAAAAAATATGTTGATGAAGTATATTGTGTATCTGTAAACGATGCATTTGTAATGAACGCATGGTGTAAAGATCAACAATGTAAAAAAGTTAAATTTATTCCAGACGGAGAAGGTAAGTTTACAGAGCAAATGGGTATGCTAGTGGATAAACCAGCACAGGGTTTTGGAAAAAGATCATGGAGATATTCAGCATATCTAGACAACGGAAAAGTTGTAAGAATGTTTGTTGAAAATGGAAAAAATGACATGAGTGACGACAACGATCCGTTTGAAGTTTCAGATGCTGGAACAATGCTAGATTTTTTAGAAGGTAAACCAACTACTAGACTAGAGCAAATGGCAACATTAACAGATCCAATTTCACCGGAGTAATATATGGAAATATTTTACATGGGCCTAGAGCCATACGAGGGTAGATACACATTACAGTTACAGGACTGGACAGAGAGAGCATACAAGAAAAGAAGAATTGATTACACTATTGTTCCAGGAACTACAATAGACGACACAAAAGCAATCAGTGTTGGACAGGTGCTTGATGCACATGGTAGATCATACTTTGGCATGAGCCAGATGATGAACCTAGTACAGATGATGCGTAATGGTAGGGTCACAAGTAAAGATATCATATTCTTCGAAGATATGTTTCAACCAGGTATGGAATCACTTCCTTATATATTACACCAAGTAGAAGAGAAACATAGACCAAAGATATATTTGAGATGTCTAGCACAGGCAATCGATCCTGATGACTTTGTACACGTTTGGGGTATGAGTAAATGGATGTCTTTGTATGAACAGATGTGTAATGAAATACCAAATGTTAATATACTTGCAACTAACGAAGAAATGGTTGCACATATGCGTATCGCAAATTGGAACGCACCTATATACAATATATCAGGTTTGAGTTTTGGCAAAGAAGAAGTACAAAGCAGAGTTCCAGAACGTAAACCATTTGAAGAAAGAAAAATGAGAGTTATTTTTGGTGCTCGTTGGGATCAAGAAAAACAACCTGCATTTTTTATGGATATGATCAGACACTGGAAACACAATACTAAACTATTGCCCGAAGTAGAATTTGCAATCTGTTGCGGAGGACCTTTGAGAAGCAACAACCAAGTGTATGTTGATCAAGCAAGACAGATGGAAAAAGAAGGCACACTTAAAATATATGAGAACCTTAAGAAGAACGAGTATTACGATATACTTGCAGATTCAAGAGTATTGTTTAACTGTGCATTACAAGATTGGGTATCCAACACAGTATCAGAAGCAGATGCAATGGGTTGTAACGTTTTATTTCCTGCATATAGATCGTTTCCTGAAACATTCGCAAATGATGAAACAAGAATGTACGTTCCATGGTCTGGTAGAGACGCAATGGAAAAATTAAAAGTATTATTAACAAAACCATCCCCTAGTATAGGTTTAATTTCTGATTGGACAGACGGTACAATAGACAGAATGGTAGACATTATGACAGGCACGGGAGAACAATGGAGAAGAGATGGAAGACACTATAGAACACCAGTCTGCGAATCCAAATACTAGCATTAGTAATAAATGCGTTCTAGTAATTGGCGGAGCAGGATATATTGGTTCACACATATGCAAAGTCCTATCTAAAAACGGACACACACCAATTGTTATAGATCATAACATTGAAGAGAAGCCATGGGCAACTTCATTTGGATTGGCGTTTAACTTAAATTTACCTCAAGAAATGAATCGTTTAGATGAGATTGTTAAACGATATAATGTAGATTCATGTATGCATTTAGCGGCATACACCGCCGTAGGCGAATCTGTAAAAAATCCTACAAAGTATTACAAGAACAATGTGGTAATGACTTTACAACTACTTGATTATCTACATTCTGCAGGCATTAAAAAGTTTATTTTTAGTTCTAGTGCGGCAGTTTATGGAATTCCAAAAGACGGTATATGTAGAGACTCAGACGAATTCCTAAAACCTATCAATCCATACGGTGCAAGTAAATTAATGATAGAACAAGTGTTACGTGATTACAATACTGCATATGATTTTAACAGTATTAGTTTAAGATACTTCAATGCCGCAGGGGCAGATCCAGAAGCAGAAGTAGGTGAATTAAGAACTGAAGAAACACATATTATACCACTAGCCATTAAGGCCGCTATGTCAGGTAAAGGTTTTAAGTTAAATGGCGATGACTATAACACCAAGGACGGAACCTGTGTTAGAGATTACATCCATGTCATGGATATTGCAGATGCTCATTTAAAAGCATTGAATTTAGTAGGCAATGAAATTAAATGTGCTTCGTACAATCTTGGTTCGGGTATTCCTACATCGAACAAACAGATGTTAGACTCTGTGCAAAAATATGCAGGAAATATGGAAATAACAATTAATCCTAGACGAGAAGGTGATCCAGATATGTTGGTTGCTGATATTTCTAGAACAAAAGCAGATTTAAATTGGAATCCAGACAACAGTTCTATTGACAATATTGTATCAACTGCTGTAAAATGGAATAATACAATCAACAAAAAGAAAATAAATTAAATGAGTGATATTATAAACGAATTGCAAGACACTTGGGATAATTCAAATGATCCTATTAGTAAACAAATAAAAGAAAGAATTAAAAAAGCAGGCAAAAGATTTCATTCCAATGACAACATCTCTGAATTTATAGAAGAAGGTGAGATGGATCTGTTACAAGCAGAAGTACAAGAAAAACTACAAGGTGTACTAGATAGTCTTGTTATTGACACAGAAAACGATCACAACACACAGGAAACTGCAAAACGTGTGGCAAAAATGTACATCAGAGAAACATTTGGTGGTAGATTTAAACCAGCACCAAGAGTTACAAGTTTTCCCAACATGGGTTACAAAAGTATGTACACCAGTGGACCAATATCGATTCGATCAACCTGTGCCCATCACTTCCAGAACATTGTGGGCAAGGCATGGGTAGGTATTATTCCAAACGGTGAAGTGATTGGATTATCAAAGTTTAATAGGATTGTACATCATATAGTAGAAAGACCACAAATACAAGAAGAAATGACTACACAGATTGCAGACGAATTAAAAAAATATGCAAAGACTGAGAATCTTGCAGTTGTAGTAAAAGCAGAACATCATTGTATGACACACAGAGGCGTACGAGAACATGAATCTGATATGACCACTGCAATTATGCTTGGACATTTCAAAGAAGATCCAGCAACCAGAGACGAATTTTATAAAATTTGTATGAGCATGAAGGGTCATGGGTAAGAAAAAAGACAAATTGACATCAGATGGAATAGCGATGTCTGGTGACATTGACGGCGTTGACGTTTCATTTGATCTAGCAGAATCTACTGATTATACTACGATCGGAACAGGAACAATAGATAGTTTAGATCCTGGTACTGAAGGTTTCACTTATACATTTGATGACCTAAATGGCGAAAAAGATTTATTCGAAGAAGATTTGAGAATGAAATACCCTGCACTACAACAAGCATATGATCATTATCAAGCAGTAAAGCAAATGTGCGAAACTAGAGAGAAAGAAGAAAATGAGGATTAATTACGAAACAAAATTAAATTTCGAAGACGTTTTATTACAACCAAAACGTTCTACACTTACATCTCGTAAAGATGTAGATATGACACGTAAGTTTACATTTAGAAATTCAGGCAAAGTTATGAACTTCACACCAATCTTTGCAAGTAACATGGATGGCGTAGGTACATTCTCTATGGCAAAAGCATTACAAGAACATAAGATGATGACTGTAATAACAAAAACAACTACACCCGAGCAATGGAAAGCGGCAGTAGGCAATGGTGTTAGATTACAAAGTGTTAGTGTATGCACAGGTACAAACAAAGTATTCGACGATAATGCACAAGATTATGCTAATATGCAAGAAATATTAAAAAGTTTTCCAGATGTTAAGATGATTACAATAGATGTTGCAAATGCATACCATCAAAACATGGTTGGGTTTGTTGCAAGAGTTAGAGATGAATATCCCGACAAAGTAATTGTAGCAGGTAATGTAGTAACACCCGAAATGACAGAAGAACTTATTATAAATGGTGCCGATGTTGTTAAGATTGGTATTGGTCCCGGATCGGTATGTACTACAAGAACAATGACTGGTGTCGGTGTACCACAATTCTCAGCAATCGTAGATTGTGCAGATGCGGCCAACGGTGTTGGTGGACACATAATGGCAGATGGTGGTTGTGTACATCCAGGAGATATTGCAAAAGCATTTGGTGGTGGTGCCCATATGGTTATGATAGGTGGTATGTTAGCAGGACATAACGAGTCCGAAGAAGAAGTTAATTTAGATACTGGCAGAAGAGAATTTTACGGAATGAGTTCAGATCGTGCAAGAGAGGTGCATGGCAAAAGAAAAGATGGATACAGAGGCAACGAAGGTAGATTAATCGAACTGCCTGACAGAGGTCCTGTTAATAACACAGTCGAAGATATACTAGGCGGAGTAAGAAGTGCTTGTACATACATCGGTGCAAGAAGACTCAAAGACATGGCCAAGTGTGCAAGTTTTGTAACAACACATAACCCTATCAATAAAGTCTATGAGCAATACACAAAATAAAAGAATAGATGAAATAGAAGATCAGATAGAAACACTAGAAGGTCAATTGACCAGTGTTCGCAAGGTCACACCGTTGCATGATGCAACTTGGTACGTGAAATGGATTGGTGTATTTTTTGTTTGTTGTGCGGTGCTATGCAGATCCATAGATGAGGTTCCAAAAATATATGATGTTGCGTTCTCAGTAATAGGTACCGCGGCATGGTTATGGGTAGGAATAAGATGGCATGACAGAGCATTAATAGTTTTAAACACGATACTACTGGCAATGCTAGTATCAGGAGGAGCGAGGTATATTGTACAATGGCTGATGATGTAAAGAAAAATTATTTTACGACTATACAAATGCGTAACGCATTGATCCAAATAGAAGATCAAATGGTTCACGATGCATGGATGCCTACTATAATTTTAGGAATAAACAGAGGAGGTTGCATTCCTGGTGTATATCTTTCACATCGATTGAAAACTGCACACGAGGTTCTTGATATTAGGTTGAGAGACCATTCAACCAAACCAAACCTTTCTACACTAGAGAAAGCATATGCTTTTCAAAAAAAGATATTAATCATCGATGATATAAACGATTCCGGAGCAACTTTCAAATATATTGAAGATAATTTTGGCAAAGGCGACGGAAGAATAAAATTTGCCGCACTTATACATAATAAACCAAGTGAGGTAAAAGTAGATTACCAAGGATACGAAATCAACAAAGACGAAGCACCCGCATGGATTGTTTTTCCATGGGAAGAATGGGACAAGTAACGTAAAAGTTGTGTTGACACAATCTTGGTACAATGCTAAAATACAATCACATTAATAAAACCCTAGGAGGATTTAATGTTAAAATCAATATTGGCAGGTGTTGACAAAACACTTGTTAGAAATCTAGTTATTTTACACACGGCAGTAATTGCCTTGTCAAATTATCTAGTAACAATCAGGTTTGATTTATTCCCCGGTGCGGAACTTCCATTATTTGGATCGTTTCCACTAGCGGCGGCGGCGTTTACATTTCCGATTGTTGTAGTAGCAACTGACCTTACAGTACGTATGGTTGGCAAAGAAGCAGGAAGGGCCGTTGTTGCAATGGCAATCATTCCGGCAATCGTTGCATCAGTACTTGTACTGTTGGCATTAGGTGACCCACACGCATACAGAGTTGGATTTGCAAGTGGTACTGCTTATGCTATTGGTACTATGCTTGACGTATATGTATTCCAAGCAATCAGAGAGAAGTCAAAGGCATGGTGGGCGGCACCGGCAATCTCGACTATTGCGGCAAACATAATTGATACTTACTCGTTCTTTTATGTTGCGTTTGCAGGTTCATTAGATGCAGAAGGTAATGTATCATGGATTGGTGCAAACTGGCACATAGTTGCACAGAACAATACACTTACTAAAATTGTAGTTGGGTTAATTGTGTTCTTACCAGCATATGGTATCTTACTCAATAGATTACAAAAAAAGTATAAAAATATAAAATAAATTATCAGGGGGAGTTATCTCCCCCATAATTATTAGTATGAACAATCAAAATTTACATAGAGGAATACTTGTTTTATTAATTGTTTTTGTTGCGTTTCTTATCAAACCTGCAAAAGCGATAGACTTAGAACAATATTACAAAGAAGATCTTACACAGGTAGACAAAGCGAACATTGTTTTGTTCAATGTATTACAAGGTATTGATATGTTGCAAACTTTAGAAATTGCAAATAATGATGCCTACTACGAAAAAAATCCAATACTAGGAAAACATCCAAGTGAAACAGCCGTGGTAACTTATTTTATTGCAAGAGGATTTGCACATTATCACGCAACTAAAATGATACCATTGAAATACAGAAACATCTGGCACACATACAACGTGGTATACAACTACGATGTCATTCGTGATAATCATAATTTAGGTATAAGAATTAATTTTTAAACAGTTGACAAAAAGCCTAAATAAACATATAATATAAAAGGACATTATGGGAAACAAAGCAGGAAAAATTTGGGGATCAACGGAACTTATTCTAGCAAATAGTTCTTGTGAATTCCACAGAATAGATTTCATTAAAGGTGGTGTGTGTTCCAAGCACAAACACGAATGGAAATGGAATGGTTTCTACGTAATGGAAGGCGAGATGAAAATCCGTGTATGGCAAAAGGACTACGATCTAGTAGACGAAACCATACTTAAAGCCGGTGACTTCACAGCAGTTAAGCCAGGACTATATCATTCTTTTGAAGGATTAGAATCAGGTGTTGCGTTTGAGTTGTATTGGGCGGAATTCAGACACAACGATATAGTAAGAGAATCAGTAGGTCATTTAAAATCAAGCAACATAGTACGGCTGGATAAGAAAAATGACAAATCAAAAAAACAATAACACATCTCCAGACGGTAAATGGCAGATTACCATAGATTATTATGGTAATGTCAATTGGGTTGATTTGACAAAATCGAATTCTACATATACAATAGAAGAAGTAGTTGAAGCAACAAAAAGGATATGTCCGGAGTTATGGAAGTAGAAAAAAAATACTATTATTCAGAAATATTTCACAGCATACAAGGTGAAGGACATTATACAGGTGTTCCTACAGCATGGATTAGATTCTTTTTATGTAATCTACAATGCAATGGATTTGGACAAAAAGATCCAACCAATCCAGACACATATGAATTACCATTTGAAGACTTTGACGTTTCCAGTGTAAAACGAGTTGAAGATTTACCTGTATGGGATAAAGGATGTGACTCAAGTTACACATGGGCAAAGAAATTTAAAAGTTTAATGGGGCAAGAAACACCCACAGTACTAGCAAACAAAATAGTAGATATCATGAAAAACGAAAGTAATCCAAATGGATTATTTTTACATCCTGTAACAGGACAAAGGCAACACTTATGTATTACAGGCGGAGAACCATTAATGGTTACAGGACAAATGGCTACAATAGGAATATATGAAGAACTTGAAAGACAGAATAACTTACCAGACTCAATGACATTCGAAACAAATGGTACACAAAAGTTAAGAGAGCCATTTAAAGAGTGGGTGAACAGAATTGATACAGAAATATTCTTTAGTTGTAGTCCTAAATTGTTCACAGTATCAGGTGAAAAACCTGAGAAAGCAATCAAACCTGAGATAGTAGCAGAATATAGAAAACTCTCCAACAAAGGACAATTAAAGTTTGTGGTAGGTCCCGATGATAGAGAATGGGAAGAAATGGAATCAGCAATCAAACAATTTAAAGAAGCAGGTGTTGATTGGCCAGTTTGGGTCATGCCTGTAGGTGCAAGAGAAGAAGAACAAACTGCTAGTGCTGGTAAAGTGGCAGAGAAGGCATTTAAAAGAGGATACAATGTTGCGGCAAGAGTTCATGTATATCTTTTTGGTAATGCAATAGGAACATAAAAAACCAGTAGACAACTAACGTATATTCATATACAATATACAAATAAATGAGGCATATAAAATGGCAACAATAAAAAAAGCAGAAACAAAAACTAAAAAAACTGTTAAACCAAAAGCAAAAGCGAAAGCGAAAACAAAAGAAGCAAAAAGCGAAAAGCCTTGGGTTAAAGTTTTAGACATGAATGTTAATCCAGAAAATCCTAGAAACGGATTTTTTGAACTAGACTGGAATGATGAGTTTGTTAATATGTTAAAGCAAAATGGATATGAAGGGCAATCTGAAGAAGAGATCGTAGACAGATGGTTCCAGACACTTTGCAGAACAATCGGCAGTGAACAACAAGTTAATATCGAGGGTGCTGGTTATATTAATATTAACAGAACACCAGACGGAAAAACAGAGGTATCATAATGGGATATTTTTTACTTGGAATATTAGTAGGTTGGTTAGTACCAAGACCAAAGTTTATTGGCAGGGCAGAAATTGCCATATGGTCACCTATTAAAAAAAGACTTCCAAAATCTATTCAAAACTGGTTCGGGTAATATACAATGACACACATACTAATTGACACGGCAAATACTTTTTTTCGTGCTAGACACGTTATCAGAGGAGATACATCTGAAAAAATTGGTATGGCTATCCATATTACAATGAACTCTATCAAAAAAGCATGGGCAGACTTTGATGGTTCTCATTTAGTATTTTGTTTAGAAGGTAGATCTTTTAGAAAAGATTTATACGCACCGTACAAAAGAAATCGTAAAGAAACAGTTGATGCAATGACTGTGAAAGAAAAAGAAGAAAACGATATATTTTGGGAGGTGTATGATGATTTTTGTAATTTTATTAAAACAAAAACAAACGCCACAGTATTACAAAACAGCAGAGTAGAAGCAGACGACTTAATTGCACGTTGGATAGACAGACACCCAGAACAAAAACATCTTATTTTAAGTACTGACAAAGATTTAAATCAATTAGTAAACGAACGTGTATCACAATACAACGGTGTTAACGAAGTTACAATGACACACGAAGGTTGGTTCGAAGCAAAAACAGGCAAGCCTGTAATAGATAAAAAAACAAAAGCACCTAAACCTGCTCCAGATCCAGAATGGATTATATTTGAGAAATCAATGAGAGGTGATCCTAGTGATAACATATTTTCAGCATACCCAGGTGTGCGTACTAAAGGCACGAAGAATAAAATAGGCTTAACAGAAGCATTTGCAGATCGTAAAGACAAAGGTTATACATGGAACAATCTAATGCTGAGCAAGTGGGTTGATCACGATGGTGTAGAGCATAGGGTAATGGAAGACTATGAAAGAAACAGATCTTTAGTAGATCTTCATGCACAACCAGAAGTTATTGTACAAGAACTAGATCAAACAATAGATCAAGCAATAGCAGATAATAAAAGTATAGATCAAGTAGGAATTAGATTTATGAAGTTTTGTGGCAAATATGATTTACAAAAAATTTCAGAACAAGCACAACTGTATGTAGAACCGTTTAACGCAAGGTTGGTAGCATAATGTGGTTCGGTTGGGAATATATTAAAGAGATGATATATGATCTTGCTCCATGGATCGGTGCAATCGTTATTGTTGTCTTGTTGGTAGCAATTTTAGGAATGGCAATATGACAGTAAAAGCAAAAACACTTGTAAAAGATAAGTTTTGGATTGTTGAAGAACACGGTCAAAAATTAGGTACGTTACAAAAGAAAGATAACAACGGCTGGATATTTTTAAGTAAGGCAGATAAAAGACAAGTGTACCATACACAAGAAAGTTTATTTCAAAGATTTGGTGTAGGTATATTTTCTCATGATATCAAAATAGGTGAGCCTGGAGATAGCACAGTTGAAGCAGTAGAGAACGACGAAGGCACAGGATATACAGTACATGGATACCCTTGTTCTCAAAAACCATTCAACCCAATGTTTGATATACAAAAACAATTACCCATTTATACCAAAACACCAAAATCGAAAAGTTTATTTTGTGCAGGTTACTACATAATTTGTTTTGAAAAAGGATGGCGTAAAGCATATTGTCCAAAAGTGATCACACTTCAAAGATATGATTACAAAGGACCAATAAAATCAAAAATTGAAATGCAACAAATATTAAACAACGCAGTCAAAGAGTATGAATCACAAAATCAAGATCTTGAATTTCCAAAATGTGATAAATTTTAACCATGAATAGCAGAATACAAACACAACACATAGAAGACTT